CGAACTGACGCTGCGCTGCGGTTGGCTGATGTGCGAGGCATGGAAGGACGACCCGGTCGAGCTGATCGTGTTCGAGAACGTGCTGCGGCTCGCGACGCGCGGCCGCCATCTACTGGACCAAATCGGCCAGCTCTTCCAGCACTACGGCTATGCCAAGAACGAGACGACGCACGACTGCGGCGTGATAGCGGGCCTCGCGCAAAGCCGCAAGCGATTCCTGCTCGTCGCGCGCCACACGGAAAAGGTACCGGCCTGCTTGTACGAGCCGCCAGTCAAGCGCCTGCAGGGTGTCGGCACGCTGCTCGGCCGGATGCCGCTGCCGGGCGATGTCGAAGCTGCCGGCCCGATGCACCGCGTGCCGTCGCTGCAGTGGAAAACGTGGGTGCGCCTCGCGTTCGTCGAAGCGGGGACCGACTGGCGCAGCCTGAACAAGCTCGCGGTCGAGAACGGTCATCTGCGCGACTACCTGATCGTGCCGGAACGTCGCGGCGGCCACCTCGGTGTGGTCGACTGGAGCGAGCCGGCGGGAACCGTCGCCGGCGAGTCGTTGCCAACGAATGGCGCTTTCAGCGTCGCCGATCCGCGCTTCGCGCAGAGTGCGAAATGGAACGATGGGCACGCTTATGGCGTGCTGCCGTGGGATGACCATTGCGGCACGATCGCCGGGCAGCAGACGCCGGGACAGGGCTATTACACCGTGGCAGATCCGCGCCATACCGGGCCCGATAAGCACAACAATGAATTCAGGATCGTGCCGTGGCACGACGCTGCCGGCGCGGTCACGAGCGCGCATGGAACCGGCCAGTGCGTGCAGGATCCGCGCTCGAGCACTGGCTTCGAAGGCGCTGGAAAGTACCGCGTGACTGGCTTCGACGAGCCGGCCGGCACGGTCATCGCGCGCAGCGACAGTGGTCAAGGTGCGTTCGCCGTGGCCGACCCGCGCCCCGGCATGCGTCGCGAACGCGGCGACGCATACCTCACCGGCGGCCACTACGGCGTGGTGGGTTGGGACCAGCACAGCGGCGCCGTGTCGGCCGCCGCCGGCCACGACAACGGGCGATGGTCCGTCGCCGATCCGCGCATGCCCGCGGCAAACGAGAAGACCGTCGCCGTGATTCGCGCACTCGACGGCACCTGGCATCGACCGTTCACGACGCTGGAACTGGCGGTGCTGCAGTCGCTCATCGAGCCCGAGCAGCTCTGGATTGATGCGGAAGAGGCCAACTGGCGGCGCAAGCAGATCGCAGTTACCGGCAACGCGTTCCCGGGCGCGTTCGCGTTCAAGCTGGACGGTGACAGTGACCAGGCATGGCGCGAGCGCATCGGCAACGCCGTGCCGCCCGATGCCGCGCAAGCGATCGCCGAGGTGATGGGCACCACGCTGATGCTGGCCGAGGCCGGCGAGACGTTCCAGCTTTCCGCGACGCCCGTCTGGGTGCGACCGGTCGCGATCGCGCTGACAGTCGCGCCGCCGACCTTCTGAGATCGAGGCCATCTGATGCCCTGCACCCCGTTTCGCTTTCCCGGCGGCATGTCCGGAATCGTCTGTACGCGCGGCCGCAAGCGCGCACCGCGTTGCTCGGTTCCGGGATGCAACGCGACGAGCGCGTTCCAGTGTGACTTCCGCACGGCACCGACGAAGACATGCGACCGGCACCTGTGCGCGGTGCATGCGCATCAGGTCGGCACGGATGTGCACTTCTGCCCCACTCACCTCACAGAGTCGAGCGGAAGGAAGCAGGCGCAGGGCGAGCTTTTTTGAACGAAGGATTCGGATGAACCACCAAATCGACATCTTCGCGGCCGGCGCGCAGCGCCTGCAGATGACCGAGTCCATCGAGCTGACGATCCAGTCGATGCAGGCGTACGGGCCGGCGCATGATCACTGGGGCATTGCGTGGTCGGGCGGTAAGGACAGCACCGCGACGCTGACGATCGTCTGCTGGTTGATCGACGCCGGCAGGATCGCCGCGCCGAAGACGCTGACCGTCTTCTACGCCGATACGCGGCAGGAACTGCCGCCGCTCGCGATCTCGGCGCTCAAGATCATGGACGAGCTCCGCGACCGTCGCATCCAGGTCGAAGTCGTACGCGCCCCGCTCGACAAGCGATTCATGGTGTACATCCTGGGCCGCGGCGTTCCTCCGCCGAACAACAACACGCTCCGCTGGTGCACACGCCAGATCAAGATCGACCCGATGGAAGAAGCGCTGCGCCAGCGTCTCGAAGGCGTCGACGGCGGCATCCTGATGATCACGGGTGTGCGCCAGGGTGAAAGCGCGATCCGCGATCGACGCATCGAGATGAGTTGCGGCAAGGATGGCGCCGAGTGCGGGCAGGGCTGGTACCAACAGGTGCTCCCGAACGCGCGCGGCCTGCGCGGCCGCATCGCGACACTCGCGCCGCTGTTGCACTGGCGCGTCTGTCACGTATGGGAATGGCTCAAGCACTGGGCGCCGGAAGCAGATTTCGGCGACTGGTCGACTCGCGCGATCGCGGATGCCTACGGCGGCGACGAAGCCGAAGAGCTGAATGCGCGAACGGGCTGCATCGGTTGCCCACTGGCTCAGGAAGAGAAGGCGCTGGAGACGGTGCTGCGCAACTCCCAATGGGCCTATCTCGCTCCACTGCGCGGCATCAAGCCCCTCTGGCGCGAGCTGCGCGAGCCGCACCATCGTCTGCGGAAGCCGGGCCTCGAGAAGCTGAAGAGCGGCGGTGTCGCGAAGAATCCGCAGCGCCTCGGCCCGCTCACGTTCGAAGCGCGCCTGATGGCGCTCGATCGAATCCTGTCCATTCAGGCCGAGTGCAACGAGATCGCGCGCGCCGGCGGCCGGCCGCTGATCGACCTGATCGACACCGAGGAGGAGACGCGGATCCGCGAGCTCATCGCCGCGCAGACATGGCCGCAAGGATGGGAAGGCGACGAGCCGACGGGCGATGTCGTGCTCGACGTCGTATATGCCAACGGCGCGGTGCAGCCGCGCCTCTTCAGCGAGGAAGATGCAACATGACCACCCAAAAAGAAAAGAGCCCCGCTCCCGAACAGGCAAGCGAGGCAATGAATCAGCGGCCGGGAACGGAGGCACACCCTACGGAGGTTGTCCCGACCGCCGAAAGCATTGTCGACGCGCGCGCCGCCGGCGGCAATGGGACGAGTTCGAAAGTGAGCTCGGCGTCGATGCTCCAGAAAATACCCGTCGTGCGCGACCAGGACGGCTACTTCATCCATCCGGACCTGTTGCACTTCTGGATGGTCACGATGGGCGAAGCCGAACATTGCACGCCAGAGCAGTGGGCCGCGCTCGAAGCGCAGGCCGGGATCAAGACGTCGACCTACCGCCTCGAATGCGAAAACCTCGACCATCCGGCATACGTCTCGTATTTCGATAACGGAAACCTCGACATCACCGCATGGGACCCGTCACCGGAACCCGGCTGGTGGCTGATCGAGATCGGCGACAGCGAAGACGGCCCGTACGCGGTCTACGCAACCCACGCGTGAGGATCACCATGACCACCGACAATAGCCGCGCTGATGCGCTGACGGACTGGACCGACGAAGATAGCGGATCGATGTGGCGCGCGATAGAGGCTTTCGAACGGATCGAGAGCGGCATGACGCAAACATCGGCTGACCATCTGTTTGCGAAGACCAGGCCGCGAAAAATGACCATCACGGACGCCAAGGAACTGACATCCGTGCATCTGCCGGCCCTGCGGCGGCTGTACCGCAAGCTTGAAGGATTTCATGTTGCCGCATCCCCCGTCGAGCAGCACGAAGCAGCGCCGATCGGTTGGCAGTTGATCGTTCAGGCGATCAATGCTGTCGACAAGGAGGCTGCTCGACGCGGGGAGATGTACCCGCAGACGGACGATGAACAGCGCATAGATCGCAAGGCCGTGCGTCGCGTGATCGAAATGATCGAGTGGTACGCAACCAAAGGCGGTGCGGTAGCCGAGCGGCTCGATACGTGGCCGAAAACGGTGGCCTCCATCACGCAGCCCGAAACAACCGCGCCGACCATGTACATCGCGGATACCGAGTGGCCGGTGAAGCAAATGGGCATCCGTCATCCCGATGATCCTCCGACTATCCTGACAGCGGCGCAGCCCGCACCGCCAGTGGCGGACGAGCGGCAATGCACCTGCGGCATGGCGATGGGACACACTCGCACCTGCGCCGCGTTCGACGAATCGATGATGCGGGCCGATCTTCTTGCGCCGGCCATCCCAGTGGCGGACGAGCGGGCGGCGTTCGACGGTGACAGCGAGGCAACGCGTGCAGCGTTCCGCGCATACGACCAGAAGGAGCGCGTCAGCAGCCGCACGTCATGGCAGATTTGGCGCGACGCGTGTGCATGGATGGCCCGCGCCTCATCGCCCAATGCGGCGGGGGTGGAAGGGGTGACGTTCCAGGCACGCGTGCAGCCGTGGATGCTCGCATGCTTCGGCGCGGAGATTGCCGCCGACCGCGCGGAGCGGAATCACCGATTCCTCGAAGAAGCTCTCGAACTGGTGCAGGCATGCGGCTGCACGGCAAGCGAGGCGCACCAGCTCGTGGACTACACGTTTAGCCGCCCGGTCGGCGAGCCGACGCAGGAGGTCGGCGGCGTCATGGTCACGCTCGCGGCTCTCTGCCTCGCGAACGGACTCGACATGCACGCAGTCGGCGAGACAGAACTGGCGCGCGTCTGGACGAAGGTTGAGCAGATACGCGCGAAGCAGGCAGTGAAGCCGAAGCACTCGCCGTTGCCCGGGCCGTCGGAGCAGCTCGCCGAGGTGACGGACTCCGATCGGATCGACGCCGAGCGCTGGCGCGCGACGATGAAGAACGGCAAACCTGCAGTCTACATCGAGCGCACTGAGCGTCGCGTAATTCAACATGCCCAATCCGTCGCGTTCTCGGAATTGGATCTCTCGAGCCGAATTGGCAGCGCTACGTCATCCGAGATGTGGGTCAAGCGCTACGTCACGTTCGCCTGGTGGGCGCGAGAGAACGAGACACGCACCTTCATCGAGGCCGTCGACCAGATCCGAACTGGAGCAGTCCAATGAAGCTGACCGAGGTTGAGGTATTCGCGATCCGCGCGGCCGACCTGCCGCCGGATCTGCGCGAGAAGCTGTATCCGGAGCTGACGCAACGCTGCTCGACTTGCGACAACACAGGCGACGTGCACGACGCAACGGGCGAATGGCGCGGCGTGTGCATGGCCTGCATCGTGGCGGGCGCCCCATCGTGATCCGGAAATTTTCCCGTCAGTGACCGACATCCGGCTTTTCGAGCAACTCGAAAGGCTGTTCTTGAGTCCGCTCGGTCATAGCGGCCCGACCATCTGCAAGGATCTGGAGAAATCGAAGCATGTCGCCGTCGACACCCAACCTGTGGACGACAGGCGAGGCGCGCCTGCTCGCGCGCCTCTATCCCTCCTCCATCTCATCTAAGGCGCTCTACGCAGCGTTTCCGCGCCATTCGCGTAAGTCAGTCCAGACCTTTGCAAGCACGGTGCTGAAGGTCAAGCGGGCACAGCGCGACTACAGATCTTGCGCGACGCCGGCGTGGGACAGGATGCGCGCCGTTCTCGAAACTGAACAGCTGTCGGTCCGCGAGCTGGTGAAGCGTTGCGGGGTTTCGCAGCAACGCGTCAGCGAGCTGCTGACGAATCACCGCGCCGAAGTGCATATCGTCGACTGGATCCCGCCAATCGGCCGTGCTCAGTGGCGTCCCGTTTGGGCAGTCGGGAACGCTCCCGATGTGCCCTGCCCTGCGGCGATCAAGTCGGCTGCGGCACGCGCGGCACGCAGCGCCATGAAGCGCAATCCCTTCCTGACCGCTGCGGGTCTCGTGGCGATCCC